GTTCGTAACGACCAGCGCAACATCATTGATGAACACAATCTCACAGGTTGTTACCTACACTGATGCATCGCCAACTGTTGCAGAACTTTATCCAAAACTGATGGATGCTATTCAGCGTATTCAGACCAACTACTTCGCTGGCCCGAACTTTATTCTGATGCACCCACGCCGCTTGGCTTTCATCCTTGCAGCACTTGACACCACGAACCGCCCATTGGCAGTTCCAGTCGGAAACGGCAACTTCAACTCTGTTGGCGTTGGTCAAGGTTCGGTTGTTTACGGCAACTCGGGTTACACGATTGCAGGCTTGCCAGTAATCACCGATGCCAATGTCACCACGACAAACGGCACTGGAACAAACGAGGATGTCATCATCATCGGTAACAGCCAAGAAGCACACCTCTGGGAACAGGGTGATGGTTCGCCAATGATGCTGCGCTTTGAGCAGCCAAAGGGTTCTGAACTTGATGTTCAGATGATCGTTTATGGATACAGTGCTTTCACAGCAAATCGTTATCCAAACGCTTTCTCCCTCATCGGTGGAACTGGATTGATCACACCAACCTTCTAAGGTTGTTTGTTAATCAACTTGTGAAAGGGTTGGTGGTATCCTTCGGGGTGTCACCAACCCTTTTCTATTTTCGGAGTTCTAATGAAAAATCATGTTGAAGCATTATTGGTTGAGCGTGCAGGTTACGAACGCAGAGGGTTGAAGGATCGTGTTAAAGCGGTTGATGCTATATTGCGTGAACTTGACTTTGATCACAAATATATGAGCAATGAAGTTGAAACTGCTTCTGTTGAGCCTGTTGTTGAGCGTGCTGTTGTGAAGGCAGCAAAGAAGCGTAAGGGATAACTGTGGCTATAACGAACGGTTATTGCACGCTGGCAGAGGTGAAGGCTGCGTTGCGGCTTACAGACAATGTGGATGACACTTTGTTGGAGAACGCTATTGAATCTGCGTCACGGCGGATTGATGGTTACACAGGTAGGTTCTTTTACAAGACCAGTCAAACAGCGATCACGATGTATCCATACAACGAATATCTGCTGTTCTTCCCTGCTGATGTTGCCACCAACTCTATAACGATCAAAGTGGACACAGCAGCCAACGGAACTTATGCCACTACTTTGACGCAGGGTGTTGATTATTTGCTTGAACCTACAGATGTTGTTTTGCAGTCACGCCCATATTTGAACGCCCGTATGGTTGGCGGTGCAACATTCCCACTGTTCGTAACACCTTCTTTCCCTACCGTTCAGGTCACAGCCCAATGGGGTTGGAACGCCGTTCCTGATGATGTAAACCAAGCCTGTGTTCTGCTTGCTATGCGCCAGTTCGCTCGCCTTAACGCTGCTCTTGGTGTTGTCGGTTTCGCTGATATGGCTATCACAGTTCGGGCTATTGACCCTGATGTCCGTGATCTTCTGTCGCCATATAAAATGTTTGGTATTGCCTGATGCCTGCCACCGTTTCTCAAGTCGCTACGGGGCTTGCAGCACGCTTAGGAACGATCACAGGGCTACGCACCTACACCTATCAACCTGAGCAACTGAATCCACCTATCGCTTTCCCTGTTTTGAACTCTATTGAATATCACAGGGCTTTCGGTGGCGGCGATGTCACAATGAACTGGACTATCAGCGTGATTGTCGGCAGATATCTTGACCGTACAGCACACGCATTGCTAGATGATTTCCTTTCCTACTCTGGAACGAAAAGTATTCGTGCCGCTTTAGAAGGTGATCTGACTCTTGGTGGCGTGGCACAAACTTTGGTAGTACCATCAGGTGCAGATATTTCAAGCCTCAGTTCTGCTGATGCAGAGTTTCTACAAATACAGGTTTCTGTTACAGTTCACGCATAAAGGAAAACCATGACCACATACAAAGTTTTAAGCGACAAATGCACACTTGGCAAACAGGGTGACAGCATTAACGGAGATGATTTTGAAGGTTTTAATATTGCTGCGCTTGTAGATGGTGGACACTTAGCAGAAGTTAATGTTAAAGTAATCAAGCAAGAATCAAAAGAAACGGACAAATAAAATGGCTGTCAAAGTTTTAACTAACGCTTCAATAGAGGTCAATGGTGTAGTGCTTTCTGATAGGGCGAATAGCGTTACGCTTACTTACGAAATTGAGGCTGTAGAGGCAACAGTTTTTGGTGGCAATCGTGCCTTCGTTGGCGGCTTGCAGAACATTGCTGTTGAGATTGAGTTCATGCAAGATTTTGCTGCAACAGAAACTGAAGCAACAATCTTTCCTCTTGTCGGCACAACTACAACGCTGGTTATCAGTCATGAAGTTGGTGTTCCAACAGCAACCAACCCGAGATACACGATTTCTGGTACTTATCTTGCTAGTCATACACCTGTGGCTGCAGGCGTTGGTGAGTTAATGATGACATCGTTGAGTTTCACTGGCGGCACGCTAGTTAAAACAACTGCATAAATAAATCAATTAGTTAGAAGGAGATCGCAATGAAAATTGCTTTACAAGTTGAGTTCAATGACGGTACAAAAACACCTGTTGATGCTGTGTTCGCTGACTTTGTTGCGTTTGAACGCACATGGTCACGCAGCGTTGCACGCTTTGAAACAGAAATCAGGCTTACAGACTTGGCTTGGCTGGCGTGGCACAGCGAAACCCGTTGCCGCAAAACTAGTTTGAAGTTTGATCCTGATTGGATTAACACTGTTACGAATGTTGAGATTCGTGAAGATGAACCGATTGTGGGTGCAGACCCAAAAGAAAGTTAGATTCTGATTCTGCGCATTGGGCTATAGCGTTTCTTGCTATAGAAACAGGTATTGCACCTTCTTTGCTGGTACAGGAATCAGAAGAGATGATTCAAACCATGTTTAATGTTTTGGCAAAACGAAACGAAAACGCTAGACGCAAACGGTAGTAGCATCTTCGCCTATGGGAATCAATGTTGATGTTTATGGTGTTCGTGAAACACTTGCAGAGTTACGCAAGTATGAAGTGGAAACCTTTAACACAATCAAAAAAGATTTGTTGATTTCCGCTAAACCTGTTGCCGATGCGGTTGGTCGTGCTTTCCCTGATGAGCCATTAAGGAACTGGCATAGTTCTGGTGGCAGACTTGAAAGCAAATCCAATTTGCCTCCTTACAATGCTTCATCAGCAAGAAGGAAAGTAAAGGTTGTTGTTGTTACTAAGAAACCTCGTGGAACAAACCAATACGGTTTGATTCGTTTGCAGCAGATGGATGGCGGCGGTCAGGTTTATGATTCTGCTGGATCAGTCACGGCTGGCGGTCAAGGTTCTATGGCTACCGCTGGTCAAAAGTTTATTTCTAATCTTGATAAGGTTGGAAAGAAATCTAACGGACAAACATTTCGTTCTCGTATAATGCAGCCTCAAACAAAAAAGAACTTGCCATTAATTGAGAAAGCGATTGAGATTTCAATTCGCAAGATTGATGGTCAAGTGCAGAAACGATTGAACGGATAGCATCATGGCAGTTGGCGTAAACATAGTCTCTACCTTTGACAGCAAAGGCATCAACAAGGCTATAGCAGATTTCAAGAAACTTAACGGTGCAGGAAACAAGGCTGCGTTTTCGTTAAGGACTTTTGATAAGGCTTTAACTAATGGTGTTGTAAAACTCGCCAAGTTCGGTGCTGCTGCGGCAGTAGTTGGTGGCATCATTGGAAAAACACTTATTAGTTCTGCATCAAAATTGCAGGAATCTCTTAGCAAAATTGATGCCGTGTTTGGGGCTACCTCACCAACCATAATTGCTTGGTCGGAAACAACTGCAAAAGCATTAGGTATTTCACAGCAAGCAGCGTTAGAGGCTGCAGGAACATTCGGCAACCTGTTTCAAGCGTTCGGATTAGCAGCACCACAAGCACAAGAGATGAGTATTCGGCTTGTTGAACTTGCTGCAGACATGGCTTCGTTTAACAATGTGCCTGTTGATGATGCTTTTACTGCTTTGCGTGCTGGTTTGTCTGGTGAAACAGAACCGTTGAAGCGTTTTGGTGTGGCGTTGAATGATGTAGCACTTAAAGCAAAAGCAATGGAATTGAATCTCATTTCTTCAACTAAGGGAGTTTTGCCGCAAGCAATTAAAACTCAGGCAGCGTATGCATTGATTCTTGAACAAACATCAATTCAGCAAGGTGATGTGGCAAGAACAAGTGATGGTGTTGCGTTCAAAATGAAATCGTTTGGCGCACAAGTTGAGGATGTTAAAGCAAAAATTGGTACAGCATTAATACCTATTTTCTCTGCTCTTATGTCTTTCCTTAATGACAAAGTGATTCCTATTTTTGTTGAGTTCGCTGCTGTACTTGGTAAAGATGGTGCTGGCGCAGCGTTCAAATATTTGGGTGGTCAGGTACTTAACGCAATATCCAATATGGGCAGACTTGGTAACACAATATTCACTCTTGTTGCAGTGTTTGTGCTTGTCAGAAGTGCAACGATAATGTTCAACGCAACGGTTGCGGTTTCAACAATTCTTCTTCCTATCTTCAGTAAATCAGTTCAAGGGGCTACCGTTGCGATAACTGCAATGAATGTTGCTGCGAAAGCAAACAAGTTAGCCTTAATAGTTGCAGCAATTCAGATTGTTGTTACCGCTGTAACATTGTTGATTCTTAGGTTTCAAAGTTTAAGAAACATCATAAGTTCTATTGGCGGTTTCTTCAAGAATGTTGTCGGGTTCTTTACTGGCACTGGAGATGCAGCGGAGGTTGCAGCAGGAAAAATAAGGCAAGTCAATGCTGCTTTTGAGGGAATGAATATTACTGAAATGAAAACTTTTGATCGGAACAGAAAGTTCTTCAGAGATCAAGAAACTGGTGCTTCAGCCTTGCGCCAAAGATTGTTAGCAGTGAACAGCAGTTTTCAAGGCACAAACGATACCGCTGGTAAAGCCAAAGATAAGTTGCAGGAGTTTATAGACAAACTGCAAGGTGTAACAAAGTCTCAACGATCATTGAAAGACGCAACCACAGGCGTTGATAATGCGAACAGCAAACTCACAGAATCATTGGCTAACACTGCTAAAGCACAAGCAAACTTCAACAAGATCACTAAGGGATATGCGCTGACCAGCAAAGAAGTTGTTGCACAGACTAGGGCTGTTGCTGATGCACAGCGCAGTTCGTTCAAAGCCAACATCGCTGCTGCAGACAGTGTGACAGCACTTAAAGATGCTGAGGAAGCATTAAAGAAATTGCGTGAAAAGGTAAGCCCGTTTGATATTGAGTCTGGTGAGATTGGATTACAGAAAGCAAAGTTTGATGTTGAACAGGCGAACTTTGCTGTTATTGAGGCAGAAAAAGAACTTGCCGATTTGCGCACCGATCCAAAGGCAACACCTCAGGCTATTCGTGAGGCAGAGATTGCTTTGGCTGAATCCAAGTTTGATGTTCGTGATGCAATCAAATCTGTTTCAGACGCAGAAAAGGAACTAAAAAAACTGCAAACAGATACCCCTACTTTGAAAGAAATTGCTGATGCTGAACGAGTAGTGGCTGATGCAAAGATGGCTGTTGATGATGCGAACCTTGCTCTTGCTGATTCGCAAACACTTGTTAATGAGGAACAAAAAAAGTTAAACACACTTGTTGATGGCGCAACAATCGGAAGTGACGAATACACGGAAGCGTTGAAAGAACTTACTGACGCACAAAAAGCAGAATCTGATGCGATCAAAGATCGTGTTGATGCTTACGAAAAATTGGCTGAAGCCACAAGAGATTTGGCTCAAGCAGAAAAAGAACGCCGTGATGCTGCTGCAGGTTTGACACCACAGCAGGTTGCTAGGGCTGAGGCAGATGAGGCTGCAAGGATTGCTCAAGGTTTACCTCCTTCGTTGGGTGGTGGCGGTGATCAGTTTGCTTATACGGGCGCAGGTGGAACTAATGCTTTCGGTTTAACTCAAGCACAGGTTGATGCAAACTTTGCTGCTATTGACTTTTCAAATATTTTTCCAAGTGGATTCACAGCGTTTGCAAATGGCGGCATCGTAACAAGTCCGATGATGGGGCTGGTTGGTGAGGCTGGCAGTGAAGCAATAATTCCTCTTGATCGTTTGGGTGAGTTCGGTGGACAAACAATCAACATCACTATCAATGCTGGTATCGGTGTGGATGCTGCTGCTGTTGGTGATGAGATTGTGAATGTGTTGCAACGCTACAACCGTAGGAATGGTGCATTACCGTTGAAGGTGGCGTAATGGCTACAACAATGGCATGGGGTGAAGAAATCCAAGTAATCATGGAACTTGGGTTTCCTGTAAATGTGTTCACACTTGACAGCCTTGAAGATGGAATTTTAGATGATGATTCTCTTGGAGGAACTTTAATTGGTGATGATGTTGCCGAATATGTGCAAAACATTTCTATTAGTCGTGGGCGTTCCGATCAGTTACAAAACTTTAACGCTGGCACAGCAACAATAACTTTGCTAAACAATGATCGCCGTTTTGATCCGATCAATCAGGATTCACCATATTGGGATGTTTCAACAGGTAAATCGGGTGTTACACCACGCCGTAAAGTAACAATCAAATCTAACGGTGTACCAATATTCATTGGGCGTATCACCGATATTGATGTTGTCTATAATCCGCAACGATCAACAGCGTCTATAGATAACTCAACCGTTGTGATCACGGCAGCAGATGACTTCGTGCTATTGGCAAACACTTTTATTGGCAATCCGATCACACCTGTTGCAGAACTGTCTGGCACACGGGTAACAACAATTCTTGATCTACCTGAAGTGGCTTACCCTGCAAGCCGTAACATTGATGCTGGTTCAGCAACATTGGGTGGTGGCGCAACTTTTGATATTGCTGCGAACACCAATGTTCTTTCCTATCTACAGAATGTAGCGTTGTCTGAGCAAGGCTATTTCTATGTTGCTGCTAATGGTGACATCACTTTTACGGATCGTGTGTCAGCATCATTTTTTACTGTTTCAGCAACTTTCAGCGATCAAGCAGGAATCAATTTGCCCTATACGGGGCTGCAAGTTTTGTATGGGCAAGAGTTCCTTTACAACAAAGTTGTTGCCTCTGTTGAAGGTGGCACAGATCAGACCGCTAATGATGTGGCTTCACAAACTGAATATGGTATTTCTACTTTGAATCTTTCAGGGTTGTTGTTGGCGGATGATGCGGCTGCGAATACTTTGGCTGTTGATTTGTTGTCACGATACAAAGAACCTGTGTACCGTTTTGACAAACTGCAAACGATCTACAACTTTTTGGATTCGGGGCAGCAAACAGATGTAACTAATTTGGATATCGCTGATGTTATTGAAATCACCCGAACCTATCCAACTGGCAGCCCTGCTTCCGTCACTTTGCCTTACAGCATTGAATCTATAAAGCACTCAATCAGCCCGTCAGATCATAGGATTGAGATCGGTTTGGCTGTAG